CCATCCTCAAAACGCAAGCTGTCGTTAATCGTCACAGGATAAAAACCGCTAACGCCTACGTTACCCGCGCCGCCTGCTGAGAAAATGCCACTCATAATACCGCCTTTAAGCTATGTTCTGGCTACGGCCAATTTCGTACATATTTGTACCGTCAGAAACAAACACAAACGTGTCTCTGGCGTTTGCTGTTGCAGTAACCACTGGCGCGGTTGCCCCAGCAAATTTGAAGACGCCGTTCCACGACATAGCGTAACCGCCAGTGCCGTCTTGAATAACCGTCAGAACATAAACAGCACCGTCAACCATATTGGTTGGCGCGGCCATCGCGCGGCTGGCTGTAATAGTCACGCTAGTCACCTGATTAGCAGATGCGTCCCAGCTAATGCTTGCAGCGTCCGTCAGGGTTGTCGCGTCAAAGTTTTGTGTGGCCGAAAATTCTTGGGCAACAGACAGGCCAGCAATAGTGGCATCAGCGTCAGGCACAGTCAGGACGCGTGTTGTGGCGGTTGTGATGTTGCCAGCGTCAATGCGTACCGCTTTGGTCAGGTCGGCAGGGTCGGCTAATGTAAACGTATCCGCAAGGGGCTGCGTTCCGGCGTTCATCTTGGCCAGCAAAGACATCATCGACCGAAGCGAGTCATTTACTGAACTTGGAACCATTGTCCCTTCGCCCAAATCTATCGATTCAATGTCGACATTGTTGGACGCGACAACGTCAAAATCCGTGATTGCATTTTTAGCCATCTCTTATTCTCCTAAGCCGTAGCCTTATTTATAGCATAAATCTAGCGCACGCGCACCGCACGACCGTCAGATGTCTTGGCAAACGTCACAGGGTTGCCCTGACGATCCGTCACAGTCTCATAGCCGACGATGTTGCCACCAGCCGCCATATCTTCTATTGAGCTGGCTTGGGCAGAGCTGATGGGTGAAGGCACCTGCTGAGATAGTAGGCCGCCTGCTGCTGGCGAGCGCATAGCTTTTCCAACAGGTGGCAATCCCTTGCGTAAGGCTGCCTGACCGAGAGGCGTGTAAAGAGAAGCACCTAAAGCGCCACCTATAGCGCTTGTAAGAGGAAAGCCAAATTGCCCGCCGGTAAGTCCTGACAACAGCGCTGTACTTGCAATGCCCCTTGTGGCCGTTCCGCTGTCTGGCAACTTTGGCCCCAGAACATCTCTACCGGCTCTGCCGAACTGCTGCATAGCAGCCTCGCCGCGAGCAAGTTTTGTGCCTTCTCTGCGACCCTCGCGCGTGATTGCCCGCTGCAATTGAGCTGGGCTAAACACACCCTCAGTCGCCTCAGCAGCTATTGTCGCTGTTTTGATTGGAACAATTCTGCTATATGCAGCGTCAATACTTTTTAGCTGAGAGGCGGCATCAGGCATTTCTTTAGCCAAAGCGTCAGTAATGTCAGACACAACTTCATTCAGCGCCTCTCCCAGATTTTTTTGATACTTATCTTGAGAGGTTATAAAGTCATACCCCTCTTTCCTGATAGCTGACTGAGCTGCCTTAAAGTCTTGCCCTGTTAACTTGCCATCCTTTACCCTTGGCTTTAGCTCGCGGTTCAAGATATTTTTTAACTCTTTTAGCTCTGTCGGCTGCAATCCGGCTCCAAATTTTTTAACCAGTCCGTCCACAGTCTGGGAATACGGCACGCCAGAAAATCCAAGCGCTTTTTGGTAGGCGTTGCCTATCTGATCTATGGCGGCAGAAAACGCCTCGCTGCCCTTCAGGCTCATTGGGATTTGCACACCCATAGGCTTTAGCGCTTCGTTTATTGAGGCTGGCCCAAATTTTTCGACAGCTCTGGTTTGAGCCGTTCTTATTGTGTCGCCAACCAAAGGCACGCTGGAAATGGCCTCCTCAAATCTTTTTGCGCCGCCTCCTATTGATTGCCCAATAGTTAGGGGGATGCCCTTAGACATTAAGTCTTTAGCCCTCTCGCTAACCACTGGTGCCACCTTAGCCAAGCCAGCTCCAAGCATACCGCCGGTAGCCGCGCTAACCGGCACGTCAGACACTTCTTCTGCTGCACCCGCGCCGTAAAGCGCCCCACCTGCACCGGCTTGCTTCATCGCGCCTTTTATTCCAAGGCGAGTAAGCAAGGCCGCCAGCCCAACACCAGATGGCACACTGGCAGCTATCTCTGTGCCGTAAGCCTCAACAGGGAAGTTAGACCGAAACTTATCTAAGCCAGCCCGAATTTTGTCACGCTCTTGCTTATAAGTTTCTTCGCCAATTAAGCTACGGACAAAAGCCTCAGCCTCATCAGCGGTGCCAAACGAAATGCCCTGAAGCGCAGACCGCCCAAGACCAGCAAAGTATTCTGGCGTAAAGCGCTCAGGAGATGAGGCCTCAGGCGCTGCGTCTCCAGTGCCTATCATTCTGTATCCTTGAGCCATTACTCAGTAACCCCCAAATTTCCGTTTAGCACAAAATATTCTCCAGCGGGCAGGTTTAATATTTCTTGCTCTGAGTACACAACATGAGGGAACCTTTCCGAACCTACTTTAGGCGCTAAAGATTTTGGTATAATATTTTTATCATTTAACCCAAAAGCCTTGGCTTGGCCTGAAATTGTCTCCTCAGCTCTAATCTGGCTCTCCACAAAAGGCTGGAAAGTTTCTAAAGCTGTTTGGTAAAAGTCTTTTCTTACTTGATCTGGGAGCTTTTCGTCCTCGCCTCGCAGAAGCCTATTGTATCTAACCCCAAGAGACTTAATCAGCGAACCAGCTCCCGCTGCGGCCTCATACTCCTGCCCCCGAACCACACTTTCTGGGTCAAGTGACTTCATAAAGTTAAATATCATAGCAATGTCGGTTGAGCCGCTTGGTCTTTTTGACAACGCGTTTGCTGAGATTTTTTCAAATGCAAGCATTGCTTCTTTGAATGGCTTTGATTCAGCGCGGAACTGTTTAGCAAACTCTATCTCTCTATCGGTCATTTTTTCAGAAGCAACTTTTGCAGCTTTCCCAGAAGCGCCCTCAACCTCAAGCCTTTTTAGCTCCAGCATCTCAGCGTCATATGCAGACTTCGCTTCATCAAGACGCTTCTGCCTTTGCGCTGCTGCCAAAGATGCCGCTAGTTTTGTTTGACGATCCTCAGCGGCAGTATAAGCCTTCGTTCCGGCAGTACCCATACGCCCCAAAACCTGACCGAGCGAAACCGGACGGTCTTGCCATCCAGACGCCTCAAAGCCAGCGGCGGCAGCGCCTAGCATGCCTTGCGTGCGTGGCTGCATTAGCTTCTGGCCAAATGTCATCTCAGGCGCGGGCTGGCCAGCCGCTGCGGTTGCAGGGGTTGGCAAGCCAACCTGACCGGCCTTTGGCGTCAAGCGTGAGGCCTGAGCGCGTCGCAAAACTTGCTGCATCAGCGGCGATAGCTGCTGGTTTGCCAGCATTGGAGATTGAGGCGGGGTAGGCCGAGGCAAAGCCATAGGTGGGGTAATCCCCTGAGGCGTTTGATATTGGCGCGTAATGTTTGCCTGCGGCACAGGCGCTCTGCCTTGCAGCAGTCGGTTGAATCTGTCGTAAACGCTCATGCCCTAACCCCTAACCCAATCCACCGCCAAGACCACCAAGCAACGCGCCTGTCATTGGGTCAAAGTTTGCCATACCGGCAAGCTCTGCCCCACCTAACGCGCCACTGAGTATGTTTCCTGCGGTATTGCGGTAGACCGGCTGAGTGCTTTGCCCGCCGACTGTTCCACCCTGCACACTCGCCATATAATTAGCCAACGCAATTTGCGGCTGTTGCTGTTCAAAGTTATAGCGGTCAATGTCGGCTGCTAACTCCGCCATAGACTGAGCCTCACGCGCACCGCCGACGCCAGCAAGCGTATTAAGATCGGCATAACCAAACTCACGCACCGCCGGAGCCATAGCAATAGCGTCCTGTTGTGCTTGGTAAGCCATAGGCGCAAGCGCCGCGCCCAATGCGCCTTGCTGGTAACCTGACCCATATCGACCGGCCTTAGCCGCCTGAGCCTGAACCTGTTGGACTGCTGGCTGAAAAGCCGCAGACATTAACGGATTTGTACCCATCAGGTTTTGCATCACAACGTCTTGGACAGCCGGAATAAGTGGCGATCCGTCCAGCGCCATCTGACGTGTTCCCGCAAGAGCCATTTCGGATTCAGGCGAAAAGCCAATGGTCGTGGAGCCGGGGTAATAGGTTGGCTGGTTTTGATATAGGTTTTTGGCCTCAGACAGGCCGTACTCTAGAAATGGCTGCGCATACGCTGGCGCGTTAGTCGTCTGGGTAATTTGTCTGGTGTCTCCACCGCCGCCTTTACTCATCTCTCAAATCCTTTGTCAAAACCACCGACGTTGCGGTGTAATCTTTCAGTTGTCTTTGCCAGCCCTTACGTCCATTGATCTCCATCGCGTCGCAGCCCTGCGCCTTAGCCCAAACTGCAATAGACTTCTCAGCCTCAACCAGCTCATCCAAGTCACCGCCTGCAAGCCAAATGCGGCACACGGTTAGGCTGGGGTAGTCAACAACTTCGGTTATAATACACGACTTTTCCAGCGGATGTAACTGTGCCTCACCAACCGCGCAGGCGTGGTAAACATCTTCTATTGAGTGCGTGCCGCCGGAGTATTCGAGGGCATCCGCAATATACTTACGGTGTCTCTCAAACTTCTCTTTCAGCCTGTCTTCAGCCGATAATAAGGTAGGCAAATCTTGCATCGTGTCCCTGATTGTCGTGGTTAATAACCATAGTGCCATCTACGCTTGTGCTATCTACATACGGATTGTGATGCCAAGGGTCGTGATCAACTCCGGTAAAAAACACTAGGCTAGATGTTGAATAACGCGGGTCTTGCACAGTGGTCTGTGTTGTGTTTGATGGAAACGTAACATAGCCAACGCTATTTAAGCCGCCGTTGATTGTGCGGTTTAGGACTTCGGCAATCTCGCGTGTCGTAGCCGTGATCGGGTTTAATATGCGAAAGTTGGTGGTGCGCTCTGTAGTTGTCATCGTCTGCCAACCTGCCTGACCTCAGCGTCAATTCCGTGGGCAAAAGACCAATTTCCAGTAAGCTCCATTTTCACCCTGTGGTATCTGTCAGCAGCCCTGAACGGCACAAAACCATCTGCATTTGTGGAGCCGCCAGCTTGAAAAGACACTGTGTCTGTTGGGGTTCCTCTCATGCCTATAGAGACATTTACTGCGCCGCCCTCGTGATAAGGATAAATTCTTGTGACAATACTGTGCTGCCCCATACTTACAGCAGCCTCACCTGTCACAATTGTTGCTGGCAATGGGTCGCCTGTGAAAGTAAATATTTGACCGCCCACAGCGCCCCCAAAGAAAAACTCTCCGCCTCGAAATAACTGGCTATCTAATACAGTTGTCAATCCGTCAAGCGTTGCCGATAAATTATCTAGCTGGTCTAATGTGTATCCAGAGCTGAAAAACGGCGCAATTAGGTCAGTTTCAATATTGGCAATAGACCAGCGCCCTAAAGAATAGTTATAGATCAAAAGACGATCAGGCCGTCCTGTTGTGCTGGCGGTGCTGGCATAAGACCAAATCGCTATCTGGTTAAGCGGGTCAACCGCAGAAGTCATCTTTCCCTTGTAGGCTGGGTTAAAGTCTCTGGCAAAAAACTTGTCTACTTTCTCGTTTCCAATAGGCATACTTTTCTGCCCATCAAACAAGTGAAATCCGTTGTCTGAATAATAGAACACGTTTGATCCGTAGTTACACACTGAGCCAGCTATGCTACACCCGCGCTGGCTTTCCACTTTGTCAAACTGAAAGATAAGAGGTGGCCCTGTGTATGTGGCTCGGAAGATAGCCTTTTCACATAGGATTGTGCAATACTCGCCGCCAACCATTCCGGTGATAGCTCCGCTATCCGGCAGCTCCTGAAAATCGCTCTGGTCAACGCCGTTAGTCCACCCTGTTATGTCATTGAACGCAGACCAACGAACCTTGTACGGCACGCGCCCTGAACCTTCGTCAATGTTAGCTGTCCAGATGAAGTCCCTAACCACGGCCAAAAAGTCAGCCCTTGGTGCGCTGCCAGACAAATCAGAAAATGCAGTGTCGGTTCCGAGCTGCCACTTTTGCAGCTCCTCGCCTGTGCCTCCCGCCGCAATAACGTACTCACCGAACTGCACAAAACGCCACTTCTCATTTTCAAGCAGGTCGTATGCAGGCGATCCGGCTTTACTGACATCATCAAGATTGTTTGTCGATGCGTTAAACTCATACAGTTTACTAGCCCCACCAGCAAACAGCTTGACGTTTCCATCGTTGTCTTTAGCCGCGTAAATCCCTTTTAAGGTTTCCGCCGCCGCATTGCCGTAAGAAACGAACTCGTTTATGGGTCTGTATCCGTTTATTGCAGGAATAACATTCTCGGCAGTAACAACGCCCGCGTTCATAAACGCTGGCTGGTCCGGCAACCATTCTCCAAATTGTATCATTGTGCTGCCCAACTTCCGTTAGATGAAATTTGTTGTTGTGTCCATACTTCATTGCCGACTGCAACGTCAGACCAAACTTCTGAACCAACAGGAACCAAAGACCAATCCTCTCCAACAACCCTGATTATGGACGCAGGCGCAGAAGAAATCAATCCAGAGCAAGAAACAGCAAACGTAACAGATGGATAAGATGTTCCAGATATTTCTATGTTTGCTTCGGCGCTTTCTGTTAAAACAGAGCTTCCATTCGCAGTGGCAGATACGATTGTTGGCACGGATGCGGAAACTGTCGATATTTTTTCGCAGGCTGATGTGGCTGACGCAGATAGTAATACTGTTCCACCAAACCCTGCTGTTACTCTGCAAACAGATGCAACGGATGCCGCGCCAGTAACAGAGGCAGACACAAACCTGATAACACCACTTGCCGAAGACGCTGATAGTGACGCAGGCGCGGTGCCAGATACTGGTGATATTCTTGTGATTAGCGGCTGATTAGAAGTAGCAACAATAGATGCGCTTCCAGAAACATCTATTACAGAACTTAAAGAACTTGTTGTGGTTATAGCGGCAGAGGCTGAAGCAGTCTCTGATATTACAATCACGCCTAAGTTTGCCGCAGAGGTTACAGCAACATTTACGGCTACTTCGCCTTGCCACACATCAAACTGCGTAATGCTGTCTAGTGTGCCGTAGTCCCAAGTATCAAGAGCGCCCCACCTATCCATATGGTCGAGGCTTGTTGCGGAATATTCAACCTCGCCGCTGGTGACTACAAGATAAGCGTATATAGGGCCACAGGTCGCACCATATTGAGCCGTGTAAAAACTCAACTCATCATTTTTTATTGTCACCTCTGGAGACAAAAGCCAGATGTCGTTTTCTGAGCCACTACTGCTTGTTTCAGCATAAAAGTAATATGAGCCGGTATTCCCGCTGGTAAGACCTGTCGAACCGCTAGGAGTTCCTGATGGGTCTCTAACGAAAAAACCATAAGCCGAAGTGCTAGAGCCTATTCCTGTCCAAGTAATAGCATCATAATCGCTCTGGAT